TATGAAAGTTTTAAAAATGAACAACAGTAAATGCGAAAAGTGTAATCACAATTGTCCAGAAGAATGTAAACATTGTGACTGCGGTTGTTGTAAGTAGTTTATTTTTTTTCCTACTAATCAAACATTGTGTTATTGATTTATGGATCCAAAGTCTATTAACCTATAATCAAAAAAAATCTATATACACTTCTTTATCAGCACAGGTGCATTATGCACAACATGGGCTTGGTACAATGTTTGTGTTGTTGTTTTTTATACCATGGCCGTTGGCAATTCTTTTTGGTATATGTGATTATCTAGCACATTGGCATATTGATTTCTTAAAAAGTTCAACACAAAAAAGACTTGGTATAAAATCTCCGTCAAAAGGTTATTGGTTCTTGTCGTCAATCGACCAAGGCCTACATTATCTAACTTATTATATTATCATATTACTCGTATCCTAATACCTTATAAATATTTGTATGCGTATTAGAGATCAAATACTCAAAGATGCAAGAATAACAACAATAAAAGTGTATTATTGGATGCCGGATTACGAAAGTATCCTACAATTATTCATGTGGCAATTTTCAGATATACCTCCACAGTTTCCAAAAGCACACAAATTTTTAAATCATTGGAATGACAATGTTGAAGCACGTATAAAAGATATATATTTGTCATATGCAGGAAATTTAAAACAAGTTGAATTTAATCCAGTTGACGATATTTTCAATATCCATTAAGTACGCATTTAATTAGTATAAATACAAGTATGGCACGTAGTAAAGTTTTAGAAGGCAACCTAGTCAAAAAAGCATATTCAAGATCTAAATACACAGAACAACAATTACAAGATTTAAAAAAGTGTGCAGATTTAGAAACAGGTTACCTACATTTTATGAAATCACACATGTGGATTCAACATCCTACCAAAGGACGTATGAAATTTGATCCATATCCATTCCAAGAAGAGCTATTAGAAACATACAATGGATATAGATTTGCAATAGCCATGTGTGCAAGGCAAACAGGTAAGACAACCTGTGCCGCAGGGTACTTATTATGGTATGCAATGTTTCATCCGGACACATTAATATTAATTGCGGCACACAAATATCAAGGTGCACAAGACATTATGCAACGTGTAAGGTTTGCATATGAAGAAACACCAGATTATATTAGGTGTGGGGTAACAAGTTATAATAAAGGATCAATGGATTTTGATAATGGGTCAAGAATTATAGCACAAACAACCACAGAAACAACAGGACGTGGTATGTCCATATCAATGATATACATGGATGAGTTTGCATTCGTAGAACCACAGAACAAAGCACGAGAATTTTGGACTTCACTATCTCCAACATTGTCAACAGGTGGTAAATGTATTATTACATCAACACCAAACAATGATGATGATCTATTTGCACAGTTGTGGAGAGGTGCTAACAAGTTACAAGACGAATATGGCAATCCAGCAGATGTAGGACTAAATGGTTTTAGACCAAAGTTCGTACACTGGAGTCAACATCCTGAAAGAAATGATGATTGGGCTAAAGAAGAAAGACAACGTATAGGTGAAGAAAGATTTAGACGTGAGCATGAATGTGAGTTTATTGCGTTTGATGAAACACTAATTGATGGTATAAAATTAGTTACACTACAAGGTACACAACCTTTAGTAAAACACGGTCAAGTGCGTTGGTATCAAAAAGTACAAAAAGGCAATACATATCTTGTATCATTAGATCCGTGTTTGGGTACAGGCGGCGACTATTCCGCTATACAAGTGTTTAGCCTACCAGATTTTAAGCAAGTTGCTGAATGGCAACACAATAAAACGCCTATCCAGGGGCAAGTTAGAGTCATGCACAGCATACTCAAAGAAATAGATCAACAGTTACGAGCAAGTGGTACACCAAATCCAGAAATATATTGGACAATTGAAAATAATACACTTGGTGAAGCCGCAATTGTAACTGTTGACGAAATGGGCGAAGATAAATTTCCTGGATATTTCTTACATGAACCACGTAGAGGTGGTCAACAACGTAGAGTAGTGCGTAAAGGTTACAATACAACCAACAAGTCGAAGGTTACTGCTTGTTCAAAACTTAAACAGTGGATAGAAGCTGACAAAATTACATTATATTCTAGACCACTTATAAGAGAACTTAAAGTATTTGTTGCAAAAGGAAACTCTTTTGAAGCTAAATCAGGAGAACATGATGATCTAGTATCAGCATTATTACTAGTAGTACGTATGACTGATTTCTTAACCAAGTATGATGCTACAATGGAAGAGTCATTAGGTGCTAAACTTGAAGATGATGACGATTGGCAAGAACCAATGCCAATAATTATATAAAATAAAATGTTTGACTTAGAAAAAATAAAAAAATCCACAGTTATTAGTGAGCCATGGCAATGTATTGTTGCTGAAAACTATTTAGAAACAACTCAAGCAATAGAATTAAGTAAAAAAATTCAAAATGAGTTTAGTTGGCATTATGATAATCATCCAGATATGAAAGGTTGTGTACGAATATCCAATGATAACAAAAATTTTGAGCATTTTGTTAGTGATGATTTTTGTAAAACATTATCTAATAAACTAGGTTATGATCTACCTAGCAAATATTTGGTAAATCAAACAAATACTTGGCATACAAAAGGTGCAAGTTTGCCACCTCACACAGATATGCATTGTTTAAAAAATGTAAATGATGATAACAATGAAAATTATACTATGTGTATAACTTATCAATTATATTTGCCAGACACTATTGATTTTAAAAATACAGGATTATGGATGCACGATTTAACTGAAGATAAAAGTAATTGGCGACCAAAAATTAAACAATTACCATGCTTACCGGGAGTGTTTTTTGCTTATATTAATACAGATAGAAGCTATCATTCTGTGCCTCAACAGGAAGAGAGCTTTAATAGGGTAAGTCATATGGGTAGAATATATTGGTAGTATAGGATAAATAATAGTATGGCAGTAGATTTTAACACAGTATCGAATAAAATATTCAAGATTATCAAAGGATCTGGGCATGAAGTTATGATGTATGACTCATCTACAGGTAATGAAACAGTTAATCCTGAAGAATCTCGCTATTTTTATGTAAAAATGCCTAATTATATGATTCATTTAGATGCTGAAAACAGTGAAATTAAGCTACATCAAGGTTCTGAGAAAACACAAGAAAATGTCAAAGGAATTATAAATAACATTAAGCATATTGCAAAAAGCTATATGTTAGATTTTGATCATAGAATATTTGGTAAAGAATTAAAGCCAAAAAATTATGCATTTAAAATTGATCAAAGTAAGGAAGATACAATGACGGATATACAAACAGAAGGTTATACACCATTACAAGGATCAACAAAAACAAGTGAACAAAAACTTGAAGGTGTGAAAGTAATCGTAAGACACAGTAAGCCTATTGATGAAAATAGCAGAGGCGCAAGATCAAGAAATATTTCAGGTATTTTTGTAGAAACATCAGAAGGTGAAAGATTTAAGTATCCTCATGTACATTTAAATGGTGCAAGAGCAATGGCACGTCACGTAGCAGAAGGTGGTAAACCACATGACGAATTAGGTGAAGTAATTGTTGGCTTATCAGATCAATTAGCAAAATTAAAAGAAGTTACAAAATTTGCAAGACGTTTTTCACAAGTGCAAGAACAAGCGGCAGACATTTTACCATTAGTAAATAAACAACTGCAAGTGGTTATAATGACTTTACTGAAAATTACAAAGCAGTAGAAACAACAGAACCAACTATTGAAGCATTAGAAGAATTAAAAGGTAAATTTACAGTTACAAAATTTGATGAAAAAATTGGTGAAGTACTTCCATTATTACAGTCAATAGTAGATGAAGCAAAACAAGAACAAGACAATTCATCACAAGCTATGGCACAAAGAATTATGACAAAGATTAAATCAGGTGATCCTGTAGATGTGCATCAAGCAAATGCAACGCAACAAGAATACGATCCAGAAAATGTTGGTGCATTTACAAACAAAGATGCAAAAGTGGCATATAGACTTTCAGATTTAGCTTCAAGAATTAAAGATGATGAGATGAGTGTATTCCTTGCAAGACTTTCAGATAAGTTTACACATTATGCAACTGATCCAAATATACAAATGAAGATCAAACAAGATCCTGAAACATATCAAATACAAAATTGGGAAAAAGAAACAGCAAAAGCAATTATTCAAGGCGTAAAAATGAAAACAGTAAAACCAGAGCCAGAAGCATTGCCAAAAGCAGAAGACGTTGTTCCTAATCCAGAAAAAGAATTAGAAGAAATGGTTGCACCATATGGTGAAGATGAATCATTTGCTGAAGCAGTAGAAAAAATGCCTTTAAAAGCAGAAGTAATGAAATGTTGCGAAAAGGGTATGACTGAAAAAGAAATTTGTGAAAAATACAAAGGCTGTAATCAAGAAAAAATGAAGTTGATGGCGTCTAGTTGTATGTCAGAATATAAAAAAATAAAAACTGAATCATTTGTTGATGAAGGTGATATTAAAGATAAAGAAGATTATATGGCAAAGAAAAAAGCTATACAAGATATCCAAATGGATCCAAACACACACAAAGACGAAGAACTTAAAAAAGAAATTATGAGACGTAAAGCAGAATTAGATGCAGAAGCTAAAGAAAAAGGTATGAAAGAAAATCCAATGTCACCAGAAGATATGGATAGAGTTGCAAGACAAGAATTTGATAGTATGGCAATAGACGGACAACAAGACTTTGAAGATTACAAAGATGCTGTACAAGATGATATTAAAGATCCAACAAGTGAGTATGCTGGAAAATCAACAGAGGAAATTGTTGCTATGTTGAGAAAAGAAGCAGACTCAATTGGTTATGCTGATGTATCAGATGGTGATAGAAATCCATCAGAGCCAGAATGGTTAAGAGCAATTGCTGACGAAATGGAAAAATCAAAAACAGAAGCAAGTGGATATGGTGGACAATCAGAACCACACATGCACACAATTAAAGTTGATGGCGACTACGATATGGACAGAGGTATTACTGATAAAGATTGTAAAGATATGGAATATGATCTTGCAAAAGGTGGTATCAAAGCACAATGCGATGCAAATGAAATGATGCAGGGTGGTGTAAATATTCACACAATGAGTCCAAAAAGTGCTGTTGTTGACGCATTATCAAATGCAGGTTACGAAGTTAATGAACAGTCTGAACAAGATTCAGATATCCAAAGAATTAAAGATCTAGCAGGTCTTTAAAGTTCCCTCCCAATAAAGAACCTAAGGTTTTCGAACTATGGTTCTTTTTCTCTAAAATTTCTCCAAAAAAATACTTGACAAATACATAAAACATAAATATACTAGTAGATAATGTTAACTAAAACATTATTTAATTATAGGCTAACATATACTAACACAGGCTAACATAGGCTAATATAGGAGAAAACATTATGGCAACTTTAGCAGAAATAAGAGCAAAGCTTCAAGAACAAGAAGTAAAACGTTCACCAAATAGTTCAGGAGGCGACAACGCAATTTATCCGTTCTGGAATATTCCTGAAGGCACAACAGCAACACTAAGATTTTTATCAGATAAAGATCCAAACAATACATTCTTTTGGGTAGAAAGACAAATGATCAGATTACCATTTGCTGGTATTAAAGGATCATCTGAAGCTAAACCAACGACAGTACAAGTTCCTTGTATGGAGATGTGGGGAGAACCATGTCCAGTATTAAGTGAAATTCGTCCATGGTTTAAGGATCCAAGTCTAGAAGACATGGGTAGAAAATATTGGAAAAAACGTTCTTACATTTTCCAAGGTTTTGTTGTTAACTCTCCACTTGAAGAAGATTCAACACCAGAGAATCCAATTAGACGTTTTGTAATTAATCCGTCAATTTTTAACATTATTAGATCAGCATTGATGAATCCAGATATGGAAGATCTGCCAACTGATATTGATAAAGGTAGAGACTTTAAATTAACCAAAACTCAAAAAGGTGGGTATGCAGATTATTCAACTTCAACTTGGTCTTTCAAAGAAAGATCAGTAAGTGATAGTGAAAGATCAGCAGTTGATACTCACGGATTACACAACTTAGGTGATTATCTTCCTAAGAAACCTTCTGCAGAAGATGTAAAAATAATTGCAGAAATGTTTAAAGCATCAGTTGATGGTGAATTATATGATGAAAGCAGATTTGGTCAACATTATAGACCACCTGGAATGGCGTCATCTAAATCAAATGCATCTACAACTGCTACAACAACAGTAACAGCTACACCAACTCCTGCTCCACAGGCAGAAGCAAAAGTAGAAGCACCTGTTGTACAAGCAAAAGTAGAAGCACCTGTGGCACAGCCAGAAGTGGCAACTGCTACAGCAACAGCAACAGATGATAAGTCAAAAGCATCAGCAGATGATATTTTGGCTATGATTAGAGCTAGACAAAACAAGTAAAATATAGTATAGTAGTGGTGCATGAGAAATCATGCACTATTACAAATATAGTAAGGAGAAGTTATGGTAAGACCATTTGACGTAAGTAAATTTAGAAAGTCAATAACAAAAAGCATTGGTGGTATTTCTACAGGTTTTGACTCTGATCCAGACACATGGATATCAACGGGAAACTACTGTTTAAACTATTTGATTAGTGGCGACTTTAATAGAGGTATACCACTAGGTCGTGTAACAATGTTAGCAGGTGAATCAGGTTCTGGTAAGAGTTTAATTGCTTCTGGTAATATTATCAAAAATGCACAAAAGCAAGGCATATTTTGTATCGTATTTGATTCAGAAAATGCATTAGATGAAAATTGGTTACAAGCACTTGAAGTAGATACATCCCCAGAAAAATTAATGCGTATTAACGTTGCAATGATTGATGATGTTGCAAAAACTATTTCTGAGTTTGTATCAAATTACAGAGCAGACTATGGATCTTTAGAGCAAAGTGAGAGACCAAAAGTTATGTTTGTAATTGATTCATTGGGTATGTTGTTAACTCCAACAGATGTTGCACAATTTGAAAAAGGTGATATGAAAGGTGATATGGGTAGAAAACCAAAAGCCTTAACAGCACTTGTAAGAAATTGTGTTAATATGTTTGCTGAATTAAATTTAGGATTAGTTTGTACAAATCATACATACGCATCACAAGACATGTTTGATCCAGATGATAAAATTAGTGGCGGACAAGGATTTGTATATGCAAGTTCAGTCGTTGTTGCTATGAAAAAACTAAAACTTAAAGAAGATGAATCCGGAAACAAAATATCAAATGTTACAGGTATTAGATCAGCAGTTAAAGTAATGAAAACAAGATTTAATAAACCTTTTGAATCTGTACAGGTTAAAATTCCTTATGAAGCAGGAATGGATCCTTATAGTGGATTAGTTGATCTTTGTGAGAACAAAGGATTGCTAGTTAAAGAAGGTAATAGACTTAAATATGTTGATCGATTTGGAAAAGAACATAAACATTATAGAAAAGATTGGACAGGTGAACATCTTGATCTTATAATGGCAGAATGGGATAATGTTAAGTCGGAGGTAGAAGCAGAAGAACCTGCTAAAGCGGAGGCATAATATTATGACTGAAGATATTCAAATATTAATTGAAGCATGGGATAAATTAAAAAACTATGTTCCAGCAAAAGATAGATCAGATGCCGCAATTGCTTATGTAAATTTAATTGATGATTACGGCGCCGATGAATCAGATTGGCGAGAAGTATTCTCACATTCAAGTCATTTACATGATGCATACAATGAAGTCTACGGTGAGATGGAAGAAGATGATCCATACAGTGAAGATGAAGGCGAGGAATATTAATGATTAATTGGTATGGTTTAGTTTCAAAAGATCTAGGTAAGTTACCAGATTGTATTGATCACTATATGAAAGAGCTTGATGAAGCTAGGGTAGAAGCAGGATTAGTAGGTAATATTGAACGTAATGCTTCGCATATACCTGGTGTAGTTGAACATAGGTTTAATCAGTTACAAGAAATTGAAGCCATACTAGAACATCTTAACATAGAATTACGTAGAACTAGATCAAGGCA